TGAATGTGTATTACAAAATTTAACCCCTGAGAAATTTGAAAGTCACTGGGAGATGTTGAATAATCTTGTGGGCATATTGAAGACTGACTATACTACTGATGATCTCTCATATAAGGAGAGTATTTCGGAGTAACTGTCATATCACAACAGATTGACAGAGACATACATAACTGGTATAATAATTACTGAAATGGAGTGATTCTAATTCATGGCAAAAGGTTTTACAGTCAAAGCCTCGTCTCCCACAAAAGGAAAAAGTGAAGGTCCTGAGTGGGACTATGAGGCAATCAAAGAAAGAATGCGAGGAAAGGCAATTGTTTTTTGTCTTCCAGGACGTGGATGTTCATATGCATTCATGAAGAACTTTGTACAATTATGTTTTGATCTTGTACAAAACCAGATGAGTATTCAGATCAGTCAGGACTACTCGTCTATGGTGAACTTCGCACGTTGTAAGTGTCTTGGCGCCAATGTTCTGAGAGGGCCTGACCAGATTCCTTGGGATGGTAAGTTGAACTATGATTATCAGTTGTGGATTGACTCTGATATTATCTTCAATACTGAGAAGTTCTGGCAGCTGTGCGACCTCGCGTTAAACTCTGATGGAGAAGAGAAAGAGATTGTTGCAGGTTGGTATAGTACTGAAGATGGGCGGACAACCTCTGTTGCACACTGGTTAGAGGAAGATGATTTCCGTAACAATGGTGGTGTAATGAATCATGAAATGGTTGATGGTATTAGTAAGCGTAAGAAGCCTTTTACTGTTGACTACACTGGTTTCGGTTGGGTCATGATTCAGAAGGGTGTCTTTGAGAACAAGGAAATGAAGTATCCTTGGTTTGCTCCTAAGATGCAAGTCTTTGAATCTGGTGCAGTTCAAGATATGTGTGGAGAGGACGTTTCGTTCTGTCTCGATGCAATTGATGCAGGTTATAAGATTTGGTGTGATCCTCGTATTCGTGTTGGTCACGAGAAGACACGAGTTATCTGATTTTAAACAGGGGGTTGACAGACCCCCTTTTTTTCTCTATAGTAATTAAGTAATCAAGAAGGTTCTATGGCTAAACTTAAAAAGTCTTTGACTGGTGGTAATCTGATCGAGAGTCAACCAAAGAATACTCGTCAAGGTCAGGGTAAGCATACTAAATATGCTTCAACGAGTCGTAACAATGCAAAGAAACCATATCGGGGACAAGGTCGATAGATATAGTACAGAGTATGAGTGGGTTTCGACTCACCCATACGATCTCTGGATTTATAATAAACTTCAAGTAAGTCGGGTTTTAGGATATGAGTGTGGACCAGCTGGTCTCACCGTTCCTAGACCCGACTTTTATATTGTCAGACCCTGTATCAACTTTATGGGTATGAGTCGTAACGCTCGTATTGAATATCTTGAGAATGATACCGAACATTTACATCCTTCAGAGTTTTGGTGTGAGATCTTTGAAGGAGAACATATTTCTGTTGATTATCACAATGGTATACAGGATCTTACAGTACTGGGTCTGAGAGACCCCCAGGACCCCCTGTACAAGTGGAGAAAGTGGACAAAGGTAGAAAGAGACTTACCACTCCCCAAAGTGTTTCAGAAATTTACTGAACGTTATGAATGGTTGAATTGTGAGTATATCGGAGGTAAACTGATAGAGATTCATCTAAGAGGTAATCCCAACTTTGATTATGGTGGGAATTCTGTAATCCCTGTATGGGAAGGAGATGATGTTTCAGACTACATAGAACAGCCAAACTACAAGAGATTGGGATTTATCATCGATGGACAATAGGAACTTTTTGAGAGAGATCAACAACGATCAGAAGACACCAAAGAACCAGAAAAAAGTCCGTCAGGATGGTTTCTATGAAGCCAGTGAAGTAGACTGGAAAGACTTCTGGGAAAATGAAGATACGAGTGAAATGTTGACAGAGTGAATCCTTGGATTTGTGTAATAAATAACCACAGAATTGTTGTAAGAAAATTAAGTGCCAGTCCAAAGGATTAGTAAGGAGTTCAAGGACGTTAGTGCAACGTTCAAGCTCAACCCAATTAATCTTGATCTTATTACTTTAAGTAATGAGAATGCGATTGCACGTTCAATTCGTAATTTAATTTTCACAATACCAGGTGAAAAACCATTTGAACCTTTGATAGGTTCTAATGTAACTAACCTGTTATTTGAAAATATGGACTCATTGACAGCATCTTCAATCCAAACTGAGATTGAAAATACCATCAATAACTTTGAACCAAGAGTACAACTCGTTCAAGTCAAAGTCACTCCCAATTTTGATAATAATGAATTTAATTGTTATATCAGATATAACATAGTTGGTATTGATGTTCCACAACAACAATTATCATTTGCATTACAACCCACTAGGTAAATGCCTCTAGTTAATTTTAGCAACTTAGATTTTGATCAGATTAAGGAGTCCATCAAGGACTATCTTCGTGCGAACTCAAACTTTACAGATTACGACTTCGAAGGATCTAATTTAAGTACAATTATTGATACGTTAGCATATAATACGTATATCACCTCATATAATGCCAACATGGTATCTAATGAGGTTTTCATCGATAGTGCCACGTTAAGGGAGAACGTGGTGTCTCTAGCACGCAATATTGGTTATGTTCCAAGATCTCGTAAGTCCGCCAAAGCGAACGTTTCTTTTGTAGTAAATGCTTCAGCTACAACAGCAGTTACTTTAACGCTTAAAGCTGGTCCTGTACTTACATCAAGATCAACTCAATCCAATAAAAATAGAAATTTTATATTCTCAATTCCTAATGATATCACAGTTCCTGTTGATTCCACAGGTTATGCAAGGTTTGATATTGATGTATATGAAGGAACTTACGTCACTCAAACATTTACTGTAGATACAAGTAACCCACAACAGAAGTTTATTCTTCCAAATTCGGGAATCGATACCGATTTACTCAGTGTCATTGTCAAAGATACTTCATTATCCTCGGTTTCAAGGAAATTTGAACTATTCAATAGTCTTTTTAACGTCACAAATTCCACCAGAGCATACTTTATTCAAGAAATTGGTCAAGAAAGATACGAATTACTCTTTGGTGATGGCATATTTGGTGTAAAACTCGAAAATTCTAACTTTATCGAGGCATCTTACATCACTTCTAATGGTGCGGCTGCCAATAATATTACTAATTTTAGCTATATTGGTAATATCACTGACAATAATGGAGCTTCAGTAAGTCAGGGTGTCTCTGTAATTACTACAAATTCTGCTTCTGGTGGCGGAAAATCGATTGAAAGTGTAGAATCCATCAAAAAATATGCTCCACAGATCTACGCATCACAAAATCGTGCAGTAACTGCTGCCGATTATGAGGCTTTGATCCCTCAAATTTACCCAGAAGCCGAGTCAGTATCAGCTTTTGGTGGAGAAGAACTTAATCCACCTCAATATGGAAAAGTTTTTATAAGTATCAAGCCATATAATGGTGTATTTTTGTCTAGTGGTATCAAACAAAACCTTCAACAAAGCATTAAAAAGTACTCAGTCGCTGGAATTAGACCAGAAATTATCGATTTGAAGTATCTTTACGTTGAGACAGACGTTGAAGTCTACTATGACTCAAATAAAGCTCCAACTCCATCCTATGTACAAAATCTTGTTTCGCAAAATATCACAAATTACGCAAATTCCTCAGAACTGAATCAGTTCGGGGCAAGATTTAAGTATTCCAAATTCCAAAAAACAGTAGATAGTAGTAATGAATCGATTACTTCTAATATTACTAACATCAGTATTAGAAGAGATTTAGTTGCAAGTTTAAATCAATTTGCAGAATATGAAATATGTTTTGGGAATCAGTTTTATATCAAGAATCATGGTCACTCGGCTGTGTTTGAAGGAAATCTTCTAGGTTATAATATAAAGTCATCTGGATTCACTGTTAGTGGAATTAGTGGTACTGTCTATCTTGGTGATACTCCAACTGGTAATCTCGATAAGGGAACAGTATTTTTATTCAAACTCAATTCTCCAACAGAACCAATTATTGTAAAACAAAACGTAGGAACTATTGATTATAAAAAAGGTGAAATCAGATTAAATCCGATTAATATCATTGGAACTAGTGTTAATAGAAACACTCCTTTGATAGAAATTTCTGCCACTCCATACTCAAATGATGTTATTGGTCTTCAAGATCTCTATCTACAATTGGATGTAAATAATAGTACGGTAACTGCTATTTTGGACAACATTTCATCAGGAAATGATGTCTCTGGAACAAACTATATTGTTTCATCCAGTTATGGTTCAAACGCATTGGTAAGAGGAACACCAATCGTTACTGTTGATGTAGATTCGCAAGCCGTTAATGAAACTACAACAGTGCAATCCTCATCAACATCATCTTCCAGTACATTCGGTAGATCTTACTAATTTATAAAAAATGGCAGTAGATAGAGTCAAATTTCAGGAAATAGTTGCAAGTCAACTTCCTAGGTACGTCAGAGAAGATTTTCCACTTCTTACAGATTTTTTAGAGCAATATTATGTTTCTCAAGAATATCAGAGTGGTCCAGTAGATATTGCAAATAATATTGATCAATATGTAAAAGTAGATGAGTTGTTTGACGTAGTTGATTCAACAACTCTTACTGAAGATTTAAATTATTCTGGAAGAACCGTAAATGTTCAGTCAACCATAGGTTTCACTGATACAAATGGTATTATTCAGATTGATAACGAGATAATATTTTACGAATCGAAGACAAATACTTCTTTTGTGAATTGCAGAAGAGGTTTTAGTGGTGTAACGACATATATTACCACAGGAGCACCAGACGAACTTACATTCTCATCAACTGAGACCGATTCACACACATCTGGTACTAAAGTTAAAAATTTAAATATTTTATTCTTAAAACAATTTTTTAAAAAACTCAAAAAGCAGGTAACACCTGGTTTTAGTGACAGAAATTTTTATTCTGGTCTTAATACAAAAAACTTTATCTACAACGCGGATAGTTTTTATAACTCAAAAGGTACTGATCAGTCATTTGAGATTCTTTTTAGAGCCTTGTATGGTGAAGATGTAGAAATTATCAAACCATCTCAATATCTTCTCACACCTTCAAATGCTGACTATAAGGTCACAAAAGATTATGTTGTAGAAAAACTCCAAGGTGACCCACTAAATCTCAAAAATCTTACAATTCAACAAAGAAGAACTAACGCAAGGGGTTCTATCACTAATGTTCAACAAATTCCTTATGGTGACTATAACTTTTATCAAATCAGTATTGACTCAGGATATCAAAGAGATTCTGATGTAACTGGTTCGATATTTGGTGAGTTCAAGCCAAATCCACTCACAAAACTATTAGAGGATGTAGGTATTGGTGCGACTATCATCAATGTCGATTCTACAGTTGATTTTCCAGAATATGGAAACATCGTCGTAAATGACGTTAATGATGAAATTATTGGTATTGCATACTCAGGTAAGACACTTAATCAATTTTTTAATTGTTCGGGTGTAACCGCAGCACTGAAAAAGAAATCGGATGTAAAGTATGATGATTATTCTTTTGCATATGTTGGTATTGATACCTCTGACCAAATTAGAGTTAGATTTACATCAACTTTAAAGGATTTTGTACAGAATGATCCGACTTATTACTTCAAAAAAGACGATACAATCCAAATCAAATCTCTTGGATACGAGGCACCTGGAAAGAAAAATAATAATTTTGTTTTAAATGTAAAGTCAAAGTATAAAATTGGAGAAACATCGGTAATTGATGCTGGAGCATTTATCTATAATTTTAAGTTTCTTACTAATCATAACCTCCAAGAAGGTTACTCGGTAAGATATGAAAATGAAGATAATACTATATCGGTATTGGGATCTGTAAGTAGGGTAATTTCTGGTACTGAGATAAATGTACGATTTGGATCACAAATTCCACTTCAAGGTCAATTTTTCATTGAAAATCAACTTTTGAAAGGTAGTTCCACAAAACACCCATACATTAACAATTTCGTTGCGAACGTTCAAAACACATATGCCAAGTTTAATGGTGATGTGATGGTTTCATCCAACTCATTACCAAAATACAATGATTTGGAGACAAACACGTATGACAGAAAGATAACATTTTCTGCCACTCTCCAAAGTACACAAAATTTAGTTCTTCCTACTAATCCTACTTCTTTACCTGATCATGGTTTCTATACTGGAGACTCTGTTTATTTTGAATCCAATGGAAGTGGATTTGAAGGTATTCCATCCTCTTCATATTTTGTCTATAGGGTCAATGAGAGTACAATTAGACTGTCAAGAAGTAAGGCAGACCTATCCATTGGTACATATGTAACTTTCAATGGATCTGTTACAAACGCTTCTGTAAGTCTTCTTGAATATTATAGAAAAAATATTGAACCTCAGGGGATTTATCGTCAAATACTAGAACCTACCAACAGTAGAAGTGATAATGAAACAACAAAACCAGGATACACTGGTATTTTTAATAATGGTCTTGAATTATTAAATTACAAATCATCAAACAGTGTTTATTATGGTGATATAATTGATTTTACAGTTACTGGTGGTGGAGAGGGTTATGATGTTATAAATCCACCTATTGTCAATATTCAAGATGAGGTAGGTATAGGTGCAACTGGTGTTGCCAACGTTATTGGTCAACTGGTAAGACTTGACGTTACCGACCCTGGTATGGGTTATTATGGACCACCAACCATTACTATAGCTGGTGGTAATGGAGTCGGTGCTGCTGCCGAACCAAGAATGATTTCGGTAAAATTAGAAAATCCATTTATTGCTAACTTCCCAACTGACGTAAATTTAACAACAAATAATATTATATTCGAAAACGATCACAAGTTTTTGGATGGAGAAAGTATTATCTATGAACCAAGAGGTACAAAGGTAATAACTGGTCTGACAACAGACTCAGAGTATTTTGCTTTTGTGACGGGTCAAAAATCCATCACACTTCATAAAACCAGAGCAGAAGCTATTAGTGGTATCAACACAGTAAATCTCACAGCTTATGGGGATGGTGTACAATACTTTGTAGCTTCAAATCTAAAACAAGTTGTATCAAGTGTTGTTGTAACAAATCCTGGTGTTGGATATGAAAATAAAAAGAGAACGATTCCTTCAGTAGGAGTAAACACAGTATCCAACAGAGTGGAGATTTTAAATCATGGATACAAGTCCAAAGAAATTGTTCGATATACTGAAGGAAATCCTAGAGTACTGGCACTTAAAGAAGATACTGATTATTATGTTGTAAAACACAATGACAATGAATTCTCCCTTACCGAAGTAGGGACTGGTTCGGTCCAGAAAGACTTCTATTACAATAGAGGTGTGTATATTGATTTTAATAACGCGGGAAGAGGTTCTTTCAACTATCCTCCTATTAGTGTTAAGGTGGAGGGTGCTGCAGCATCATTTG